GCTTCGTACTCAAACTAGGGACCTCGCCGAGTCTCGATCCGTTAGGAACACGGATAGTAAGGCAGATGTGAATCAGGCCGATTCGCAGACCAGTCGTCGTACTGGTAGTAAGGCTAAGGGTGGTAAGGTCTGGCGACCTCGAAATGGGCACTCCAGCAATGGAGGTAACAGCCGAAACGAAATAGCCGGATTCGATGCCCGTCAAGCAAGTAAGTCGCATGTTGCGCAGAGTCAGTCACTTAAGACTAAGAAAGATTGGTTACCGCGAGAACAATTTATAGCTTTAAAAGCTTTCGAATCTTTGCCTATTGAATGTACTAAATTCTTAGGATATGAAGCCTGTCGGGAACATATAACCGGAAAATTATCCAAAGACAGTTTCAATGAACTACAATATATGGAAGATAATAAACACATCTTCGAGCAAATCCCGATTAAACATCGAGGATATACTTTTATGTTTTATAGAGAGAGGTATGATGCTCATTCTGATTTATATGACGAAGTTCAACAAAAACAATATAGGAATCCAATTCTTTCCGAAAACAAAAATGAAATTAATTTTGAGGAAAACTGGGACACAGCCAGTGAAGATGAGTTAAGTGAGGGTGATAAAGAGATATCAACGACGACTACATCCACGACGTGTAAACCTATCTTGAATATAAATAATAAGGAAAATAAAGGGCATAAATTAAGCCTCAAACCTTATCTAAAGAATTTGACAAATGAATATAACCAAGTCAGATCAACTGAGCTTAATCAAATGACTAAAGATGAAGAAAAAGCAATCAATATTTTGAAAAATAATGATTCATTAGCTCAACCGAAACCTGAAATCAAAATTAATAATAAGGCATTAGTACCTGTCGATTTCAAATTTAAAACGCAGAATGGTAAAATTTTTGATAAAATCTGTGAATATGACGACGCTTTAAGTTATCAAAAGAAAGCTGCTATTGTTGCTGTTGCAACAACTAGCTTAGTCGCAATGTCATTTGTTGACAAAACGATACTTAAGGTTGGTATCGCCGGAGTAGCTTTATGCATTTCAAAGTTTGTATCAGAATTATATATACTCCACCTTCCATTATCAAGTATTCCGGCTTGGTATCATGATTATACTGATGAAAAATCACCGCAGTCGGTAACTGAGGTTTCAGTCAAGTATTTGAACTCCGTCATCAATGATGAGGACGACGATAGTCGATCTGCGCTTACACGTGCCGGAAAAATTGATCATCACGATCCACAAATTTGGGATGTGCAAATAGAAGAGAAGTTTTTAAAACAAGAACAATCTTTATTTGGTCAATTAAAGAACTATTTTACAGGTAATAGTAACTATTTCATAGAGAAGAAAACTAGGAATATTAAAGCTAGTCTTGAACTATCGGCAAATATTTTGGCCCTTAAAACCCTGAATAGAGATGATCCAATTGACGTATTAAGGCTTAAGATTAAGCAATCAATGGGAAATATTAATTGTGTTAATATTCCACGTCATTATGCTGTAGAAAATCATTTCATACAATCCAATACTTTGGACGTTGTTCTTTTACAACTGAGATCACTGCGGGAAGGGCAGGATTTTCAGTTAAACCATTAAGTGATGTGGTCTTATATGGCTACCGTGTTTCAGAGGTAATCACGACAAAATTAGCTCCGGTGGATCCAAGCTTTAAACTTTTGAAGTTTAATATATCAAGCGGGTCCAGCCGACCGATAATGCGAATATCCTTAGGGATACATCAAATTAATTACGCAAACCCGGTTCCTGATACAACAAATCAGGAAAATGCACTTAATGGTGTCATGAAACGTATAGCAACAAAAATGCCGGAAATAGATCCGTTGTTACATAAAGAATTTGTTTTGTTTGCTGAAGAAATAATTGAAAATCAACTTAAATGTTGTCAAATATTACCATCTGATGATTATTCCTTCGAAACGTGGATTGCAAATGCCCCATATACACAGACAAGAAAAGATGAACTAACAAGAGTTCACGCCAACAGCGAAAATTTAGTCGAGAAAGACTATTTCCTGAAATGTTTTGTTAAAGACGAGAGTTATAAAGAATTTAAGTATCCAAGAGGTATTTACTCACGTGCTGATAGATTTAAAACAAAATATGGTCCGATAATGAAACTTATAGGTGATAAATTATTCGCCATGGATTACTTCATAAAGAAAATCCCGGTCGCAGAGCGAGCCGAACATCTACGTGAATTATACAACGATGTATTATATAAGTTTGCCACAAATGATTTTACGGCTTTTGAGTCGACCTTTGTGGAGGAGAACATGACAATAGAATTAATGTTTCTGTCAATGTGTCTCCGTCATTTACCTTGTCATGATGATATGATGGAAGATTTATTTAAAATTAAGAAAGGAATGAACAGAATGCAATTCAAGCATTTCGTGTGTTGTTTAATTGCAAAACGATATTCAGGGGAAATGGATACCTCTTTGTCAAATTCGCTTTTTAATTTAATATTAATCTTGTTTATTTTATTTAAATCTGGAGAAGATTATAAGAAGCTCATTCCAAAAATAGAAGGAGACGATTCAATTATACCATACTATGGTAAACTTGACACAACAATAGCACTAAGGTTGGGTGCGAACGCGAAGTTCGAATTCTTTGATAATATATCAGAAGCTTCGTTTTGTGGTCTAGTGTTTGACGTCGATTGCTTAGATATCGTAACAGACATAATTCCAACGATTTTAGATTTTGGTTGGTCAACGCGTGAGTATGTTCATTCAAACCGTATGGCCAAAGACACCCTACTTAGATGTAAGGCGTTGTCATTGTTGCATACCTTTCCAGGTTGTCCAGTCTTACATTCACTGGCAGTTATGGCAATTAAAATGACCTAACATGTAAACATGAAAAAGAACAAAACTCTTTCCCATTTCCAAAAGAATCATGTAGATTCGCATCATTGGTTAAAATTTGAGACAATAATGTTATATGAAACAACAATGAAAGCGAAATTAGCTGAGATGATTTCTCGGAAGATCAATATGAAGACGAGACTGTTAGTAGAGAAATTATATAAAATAACAGTAGAGCAGCAATTCGCCATGGAAAAATATCTCAATGAACAAACTGTAATTGGCCCTCTTGATATACCATTTATTAGTGATTTTTGCAATCCCGATCAACAGAAAATGTGGGATCTGTATTCTTCCGTAAGGGAGACAGAAGGACTATAATATGTGTCCTGCCCTGCTCCATAAGAGCCATAGGGCCATTGAAGTTCGACGTACAGAACTCAGATGCAAAATCAACAAAATTTCAGGACCAAAAAGAGTAGACCAGGTAGATCTATGAACCCGCAAAACCGGGCAGTTATACCAAAACAACAACAACAAAAACAACAAATTTCAAATGTCAGTTCAAGACAAATGATCTGGCAGCCAGTTAATAAGCAACTAAGACAAAACATTCAAAATGCGAAGCAAACAAGAATGGTCAATTCATCTCCGAAAAGGATGAGTGAACTAGTTGAAGAAGCGGAGGAATATTTCGGTAATGTGACAATAGCAAATCAACCAAATTTCGAAACCACCGCATATGCGCTTAACCCTGGTAATACGACCTTATTCCCGAGAATGGCTCAGTTAGCCAAGCTGTATGAAAAATACGCTTTTGATTATGTTAGAATCAAATTCCAGCCTGCAGTATCCGAATTCAATGCAATAGGAACAGCAGGAACAGTGATGCTCCACTTTGATAATGATGCAGCCGATGGACCCCCAACCTCAACACAACAAATTTTATCCACGGAACCACACATGAGCAATCTTCCATGTCGATCAATGATAATGGAAATTCCTAAACCCATGCTCAATTCTCGAGTAGATGGGTTTTTCATCCGACCAGGAGGTTTACCTGGACAAGGTGATATCAAAACGTATGATGTAGGGAACATCAACGTAGCGACAGAATCCGTTACAACAAATGGAGTCGCTGGAAAACTTTTCATCCAATATAAGGTACGGATGTTTAATAAAGTTTTAGATTCAACAACTAGTGCCCCAAAGAATAATTCAGTGTCTCAATTCTATGGAGTTGGGCAGGGTCTAGCAACTAATGTTTCAGAAACGTTAACTTTCTCCGGTGTAACCGTAGCGAGTGGATATTCCAATGGACTGCAAATAGTAAACACAGCAGGGTCTTTTGTCCCACCATCAGGAAATTATCTAGTTTCGTGTGATGTTCAGTCTGAAACAACTGGAAATTCTACAGAACATCAAGTAGAATTTAAAAAGAATGGATCTGACGTTTTTGCCAGTAACGTCATTTGTTTCCGATCCTTTCCGTCAGGTGCAAATCCTGAGGTTCCATTAAGTTTTGCTGCGTATATCACGGCAAATGGAACAGATGCCTTTACCATAGTAGCACGTCAAGTATTTTCAACTGGTGCTGGTTCGGCAGATGCAACCCTAAGATGGTTAGCTGTATAGAGAAAGTGTCACTCTTTAAAACTCAAACTTAGCGAAATAGGCTAGTGATCGTCCCTGCAGACGTGAAATGACAGCGCGGATAAACTCAAGCGACA